AAACTGCTCATACAATTTAATACAACACACCTCCCGTGTTGTCTGTTCCAACTGTTGAGTATGGGTTCTTTAATCCTTTCAAGCTCAAACTCCAGTTGGGACAACCAATACAGGTGACTCCGATCCGAACTCCTTGCTGAAGTTCTCGTTGAAGTCCCTGTACCCCTGACTGTTGAGACCCCGTAGTAATGCTGCGCTGAGGACTCCGGTCAGGGTTCATAGTTTTTAAATAGAATCCCTTACGGGATCCTGTTTTTAATCGGAATCTCAAAAACCTAAAGGTTTTCAAGATTCCTCAGAGAGATCTTTTAGATCTCTATAGGATTCCTTCAGAATCCTTCGTGACCCATAGGGGTCACTCTGATTTTTGGAGAGTCCGACAAAGCTCAATTCCAACAAGAGGCATTTTAATATATCAATTTTATTTGGAGTATGGGTAGTTGGTTACATTATGGTTGCAACTACTAGAAAAAGATCTTAACTTAAATTAGTCATGAAAGGCTAACACTATGACAACAGTAAACCCAATCGGTCGCCAAAACCTGCAATTTCGTCGTGTAACAAATCGCTATGGTAAACCAGTAGGTTCATTCTCCGGCCACCAAGGATATTTATCTGTAGCACGGGATGTTGAAACAGGTCGGTTTGTATCTCGTTCTAAACTTTCAGCATCAACTGTAGATCGCATCCGCAACGTAATCAAACTACGTGGCTTCAACTAATAACTTATCGTGAGGAAAAGCTTCAAATGGATAAATCAAATGTATTCTGGACAGCAGAAGGAGAAGTGGTTATCGAAATTGCAGAACGAGCACTCATCCTATCTCGTGTAGAAGCAGAAACACTCTTCACAGACTTAGGGCATACCTTAAGAGACATGCACGATTGTCTGGATAACTACGCAGAGGACATGGGTGAACAACCTCATGTCTGAAATAATCCAGTTCAAGCCTAAACCTAAAGAAGATACATTCAGGAGGATTGATGAACTATTCCATGTGACGATGTGGATTGGTACAAACAATGAGTATGAAATAGATATGCAAAGCCATGAAGACTACACAGAACATGAGATCTTCACAGCAATTGGTGCTCTCTATGCAACGTATGGTATAGAGAATGACTTCATATCTATAGATGATGATGGTGTAGAAGAAATAGACACATAAAGGACCCCTTATGACTAAACCCGCAGTACACATATCTGTAATGACAGGTAAACTTCAAGGTCTAAAATCAATCAGTACTAACACTAAGACTAACAAGTATTGCATAGATCAACACAAGAAAGCCATAGAGAACAAGACAGACAATATCTGCGGGGACTGCTACAGCCATAAAATGCTGGACGGTTTCCGAAAAAACATGGCTCCAGCACTACAACGGAATAGCGACTTACTGTCTTCAAGACCATTAGAACCACAAGAAGTCCCAAGGATTATCGATAGCATATTCAGATTCAATGCACATGGTGAGCTAATAAACATGCAACACCTAAACAACTTGATGCTAATTGTTGTCGATAACCCTTGGTGTCAATTCGCTCTCTGGACTAAACGAACAGACCTTGTGTTTCGTTGGATGAAAACAAACAACAAACCAAAAAACCTAAACCTTATCTACAGCAACCCTAAGAAAAGCGTAGTAATGTCAAAGCCTCCTAGGTACTTTGATAAAACATTCAACAATGTATTAACCCATGAGTTTGTAGAGCGGCAGAACTGCACTGGTCAAAAGTGTCAGGACTGTCGGTTATGCTATGAGGTCAATGATGTGGATACAATTATAGAAAAAGTAAAGAGGTACTGATGAAAGCTAATGAAATCCCAGAATGGAAAATGAAGTTCAACAAACGTCTTGAAGAAAATAAAAAGAACTTTGAGCTACTAACTGAAATTCAACAAGATGCAATCAAATCAGCACAACAAACTATGAAAAACGCAGTAGAAATGTTACAAGAATGTAATGATCTGTATGTCTCAGATGTTAACAAACTAGCAGAAGCACAGTGGAAACTCTACGAAGCTTTCCGCACAGAGTGATATCATACTGGCCTACTGAAAAGGAGCTTCCTAACATGACAATCTATATGAATCAATATCAAACTAAAGCTAGAGAAACTGCAATCTTCCCAGAGTCAGAAGCAATTCCCTACTTAGCATTGGGTCTATGTGGAGAAGCTGGGGAAGTTGCAAACAAAATCAAGAAATGTATTCGTGATGGTGCATCTTATGATGGTATTGCAGCAGAGCTAGGAGATGTCCTATGGTATGTAGCAGTACTCGCACACTACCTCGGAGAAGACCTTGACACCCTGGCAGCAGATAACCTACTTAAACTACACAATCGTGCTTCTAAAGGTACTCTCAGTGGCTCTGGTGATGATCGATGATGCTACTTTCACTAGCTGCTTGTATACTTGTAATAATCATAGCTGCTAATCAAAAAGGATAATGATGATGAAACGAGAATATCGCACAGCATTCAACAAGCTTCGTAAGATCGGGGTACCTGTAAAAGACTATGGTGAAGATGACTTTGTAATCTCAGCAGAGGAAAACTATGAAACTGTATGGGCTGACTACTATGCCGAAAACAATGCATCACTAGATGACTTCGGTGTTAACCATAAAATCAATGATATTCTTAATGATCATGGTCTCTATGCAGAGTGGGAGAACGGTGGTGTCCTTGGCGTAAGTAAAATGTAATGCCATTCACAATCGAAGAAAAACCCTGGACGACTGAGATAGTTATTATGGATGATTCAGGAGATGATCTTGACCTTGGGGTAATCATAGAAAACGCTGGAGAATACGAAGGCTATGTATCTATGAGACAATTCAATCAAGACATTGAGGGATACGATGTAGTAACTATGTCACCCAGGATGTTTAAGGATCTTATAAAATCCTTTGACTCTACAGAGGGATTCCACGGACTCCTATGGAAATAAAAAAAAGAACCCAGAGACTCTCACAGAGAATCTTTGGGTTCTTATAGTTTTTAGATAACCGACAAAGCGCACTTACTTGTTTTTTCGGTAACCGACAAAGCGCACAGGCATTTTCTTTCAGGTTCTACTAGAACCTCACACTATCCGCAGTGCTCGTATCTTATCGTCGAGTTCTTCATCAGACAAACTCTCAGCACCTATCTCCTCAATTTGGAGTTCCCTGCGCTGTAGTTTGGGTTGCTCATACTCTGCAACTTTTGCTGCGAGATCACTAGCTGTATCAAAATCTTCTTTGTCCAAAGCTTTGAACATGAGGATCTTCAAGACATCAAGAGAGTTCATATCAATATGATCTAGCACATCTTCCTTGTACTGACGCCAATCTTTCATACTCATCTTCAAAGCTTCTCTAGCATCTCTAGCTGCCTTACGGGAAGCTGCAGATTTCAATTGCATCTCACGAGCATTGTCTTTGGTGAATGAAGGTGCTAAATTCTTAAGGCTGTTTGGATGAACCTCTCTAGTCATAGTAATTACCTCTTATAATACTTTATGAATCCGACCACAGGGGTCGGATTTAAAAAGAGAGACAACTCTCTTCTCTATAAGGAACTTAAAGAAAGGGCATAAAATGTCAGATATTGTTAACAAACCTTCACACTACACACGTTATAAAATAGAACCTATTACATTCATCATGGAGAATGACTTACCATTTCATGTTGGTAACATTATTAAATATTCCATGAGGGCTGGTCATAAGATTTATGAGGGTGAAGATGGTATTGGGTCAGAGATAACAGACCTACGTAAAGTCATCCGGTACGCAGAGATGCGTATAGAGCAGCTTGATAAGAGTATGCGGGCTTACATCTAATGGGTGGCTTTAATAAAATAGCAACGGACATTGAAGAAATCATACGGAATGTCTACATGTTCGGTGATTTCTCTACTGAGAAAACATTCACAGAGATGGTGTATAAACGTTGTTACGAAGATGGTATACCTAGTAAGTATATGGACTACACTGATAAAAAAATAAAGGAAGCTTTAAATGTTTGATAAGATTAAAGAGATACGAGAAACACTAAGACGCAGACGTAATATGAATGAAACTATTAAAGCACTCCATGAACTTAATGACCTAGAGCTTCGTGATGTGGGTATACATCGCACTCAGATTGACGAAGTAGCACGTAGTGTTATAGACTTTCACCGAACTGTACGTAACATTACTGAGCAGGAAAGTAAAAAGAATGATTAAAGCAACGTACATTGACCACATGGGTAATGACTTGACTGTAGCTAACGCAGCCCGTGTGTCATTCGGTAAGACATCTGAGATGGAAGACGATCCGTGGGGACCACCTAAGCTAAAGGCTAAGGATGATAAGCTCATTCGTTACCTAGCCAAGCATAATCACATCAGTCCATTTGGGCATTGCTTCGCCAGCTTCCACGTTAAGGCTCCGATCTTTGTAGCACGACAGCTAGTCAAGCATAAGTTCTTAAGATGGAACGAGATTTCTAGGCGGTATGTAGATGATGAGCCTGAGTTCTATGTACCTGAAGTGTGGCGTGGGCGAAGTGCTGACAAGAAGCAGGGTTCTGAGGGTGAGGTTAAACTTGGAACACTGGATGATACTATAGTATCGGACAGCCCACATGAGGCACTCTGTGCGTACAATGCCTTACTAGATGCAGGAGTAGCTCCTGAACAAGCCCGTATGGTACTGCCACAGTCTACTATGACTGAGTGGTACTGGTCAGGTAGCTTGGATGCCTTCGCTGATATGTGTAACCTGCGCTGCAAGCCTGACACACAGGCAGAGACACGAGAGGTAGCAAAGCAGATAGACCACAAGATGATTGAGTTATTCCCTGTCAGCTGGGATGCACTGACGGAGAATGACGATGAGTGAAGTAAAGATAACTGAAATAACTGAGCATGAGGATGGCAGTGCTACGTTGCAGGTAGAGTGTGACCCAGAGACATTCGCAGCCATCTTTAACGTGGGCTTTGTGTCGTTAATTAAAACTGGCCTACACTGGGAGAGTGAGAATGACTAAACTATATGACTTAGAACCAATGATAATGGACTGTTGGCATGTATGCGATGACCTTCAGGTTATCTTCAAACAGATCGGTGACGGTGAACGTGAGATTACAGAAGATGAAATGATGAACACACTGATTGGTATGCAGCAGCTATACCAATGGAAGTTCGAGCAGTTGTTCAATAAGTATGAGCAGATACAGAAAGAACAACGAGGGGACAGTGGGGTATGACGGATGATGTATGGCCCTTAGAGGCAGACTTTAGCGATACTACCCTAGTAACAACCGCAAGCTCACCTTGTGTTAAGGAGTGTAAAATAGGAGAAGATCATTGTCTAAGTTGTGGAAGGTCTATTAAAGACATCCAAGATTGGCGTGACTACTCTGAAGATAAACGTAAGAATATTATGAAATCCTTGGAGGATAAACAAAATGTATGAGGTGTATAGTATATCCAATTGTCCATTCTGTGACAAGGCTAAGGAATTACTACGAGAAACCGGAGAAGGTTTTACTGAATATGCTATTGATATTCAAAAAGAATTAGGTAAATCAATCATGGAGAGATCTATGATGAATACTGTACCAATTATCTACCACAAGAATGTATTTATCGGTGGGTATAATGATCTTAAGATGTACTTAAACAAGTAAAGAAAGGACGCAACATGCGTTTATGTTATGATATAGAATGTAATGGTCTTACTCCAGATACTATCTGGATGATTGTTGCACAGAACTTAGACACCAATCAGATCTATAAGTTCTCTGATCACGATAACCTACATGGTTCTATCGCTGATGGTGCTGCACTACTACAGAACGCAGATCTACTGGTAGGCCATAACATTATAGGTTTTGATAATATGGTCATGGACAAGCTGTGTGGTACTACACTTAATGAAAAACGTTTACATGACACGTGGGTTATGTCTCAGGTACTACGCTACAAGCGTCCACATAAGCATGGTCTTGCAGGTTGGGGTGAACACCTTGGCAACAGCAAGATCACATATGAAGGTGGTTGGGATGCTTACTCACGTGAAATGCTACGTTATTGTGTGCAAGATGTTCGTGTGAATGTCGATGTGTACAATGAGTTACTCTCAGAGTACAAGAAGGTTGCTGCGTATAACCCTAAGATTAAATTGGGTATGCAAGCAGAACATGAGACAGCTAAGTTCAATGCATTCTGCAAGAGCAAGGGCTGGTACTTTGATATGGAAGAAGCTAAGACCCTATTAGGTACAATGCAACAACGTATGGCTGAGATCTCTGACATCATTGAGCCTCAGATGGGTACTAAGGTTGTCTACATTGACAAAGAACCTAAGTCACCTAAGTACAATAAGAATGGAAAATACAATGCGACGACTGCCAAGCTGCTTACTGAATATTTTGGAACGGAAGTCTCGGTCACAGACACCCATCTCGCGGGACCAGATTTCAAATTCCAACGAACAACTAAGGAACAAGCTAAACTGGGATCACAAGAAGCGGTTAAGGATTGGCTTGCCACTATCGGATGGAAACCAGATGAATACAACCGAAAGAAAATCGGAAGAGAATGGGTAACCACTGGACCTAAACTCACAACATCCTCATTAGCTAAGCTTGGGGAAATTGGTATGATGGTAGACGAGTACTATGTATTGCGTCACAAAGCTTCTCTTATGGAGGGCTGGGTAGAAAAGGTAGAGAGCTCAGATGATAAACGACTTCATGGTAACATGTGGACTATTGGTACTCCTACCTTCAGAGTACGTCACGAAGTTATCGCAAACCTCCCAGGTATTGAAACACCTTGGGGTAAAGAGATACGTGGGATGCTTAAACCTGATCCAGGGTACGTTATTGTTGGTGCCGATAGTGCTGGTAACCAGCTACGTGGTCTTTGTCATTATGTGGGGAATGACGATTTCACTAATGAGGTCCGTTATGGGGATCAACACCAAAGAAATGCTGATGCTCTTGGATGCTCAAGGGGTGTCGCCAAAGGGTATCTATATGCTTATCTCTTTGGTGCTGGTGATGCTAAGCTGGGACAAGTTCTATCAGGCAAATCAAACAGCGAAGTAGGGCGTAAGTCTCGTGCTGATTTTGCTAAAGGTATCAAAGGTTTGGAAGAACTCAAGAAGAAACTTCTAAACATCTGGAACAAAACATCTAACCAACAAGGTGATGGATGGTTCCCTGCTCTTGATGGACGCCCTGTATTCTGTGGGTCTGGTCATCAAACTCTTAACTACTTACTCCAAGCTGCTGAAGGTGTGACCTGTAAGGCTTCACTTATGTGGGCATGGGATAAGATACGTGAAGAGAAACTACGTGCTGAACCTCGTTTGTTCTACCATGATGAGATGGCATTCCAATCACACCCCGACGATGCTAAACGTGTTGGGGAAATTCTAACAGAGTCCTTTGCTGCTGGTCCAGAGATGTTCGGTGTAACATGTATGAATGGTGGTGATTATGTAATAGGAGAAAGCTACGCAGATGTTCACTGATAATGCAGTAATACTGGTAGACTCAGACTCAATCTACTTTCGGATGGCTTGTGTAACAACCAAACAGAAAGAGATACGTGTGGGAATTGACAATACTATGAGAGAGATCCAACGTAACTGTGGGTCTGATAGTTTTCTCGTAGCAATTAAAGGTAGGGGTAATTTCCGAAAGGAGATCTACCCTGCCTACAAAGAAACCCGAAAGGAGATAGAACCTGACGTTAAAGAAGCACTGAACTATGGGCACAAGTACATGGTTGAGAAGTATTCTGCTGTTGAGGCAAATGATATGGAAGCAGATGACCTTGTTGCCATATGGGCTGCTGAGTGTAGGTCTGTTGATCAGGAGTATACAGTAGTTGGGATTGACAAAGATCTTCTCCAGATTCCTGGAACACATTACAACTTCGTTAAGAAAGAAATTACAGAGGTTGATGAAGACACTGCTAATCTTAAGCTTATGCTTCAATGTCTTACTGGTGATAGGTCTGATAATATCCCTGGAATTAAGGGAATTGGACCTAAGAAAGCAGAGAAGATACTACACGGAGTTCCTATGCACCGCAGGTGGAATAGGGTGCGAGCTGCTTGGAGAACAAATGGGGCCGGTGATCCGGACACTTCCAAGCGTCTATTAACAATGCTAACATCTTGGGAAGAACTAGATGACATTAAGAAACAAATTGAAGAGCATAAGTCGAAAGAGCAAGCGTCAGTTCATAGGGATACTAAAGACTGACATAGGGTGTACTGATTGTGGTTATGATAAACACCCAGATGCCCTAGGCTTTGACCATCTACCTAAGTATGAGAAGCTTCACAACGTATCTCGAATGATCTCTTGCGATAAAGATATTGGTGATATACTTAATGAAGTATTTAAAACAGAAGTGGTGTGCCATAACTGTCATGCTATCCGAACAGCGGAGAGGCGTAATGGAAAACCTATTCCAAATGAAACCACTATCGGCAAACAGGATGTTTGTCAGGAAGGGCAGGACAACCTACAAAACAGCTGACTACAAGAGGTTCCAAGAGGAGATGGCAATGATACTAATGGGTGAGACATGGGCTTTTAAAGATAGCCCTGTCCACTTCATTGTGTATGCTGGTCTCTCTAACAAAGCCTCTGACTTAGATAATATAATTAAACCTTTACTTGATACCTATCAAAATATATTCGAGGAGTTCAATGATAAAACCGTACAAGGAATTATCCTTCAAAGAGACAGAGTTAAACGAGGAAGAGAGTACCTCTGGGTTCGAGTTACAAAAGCAGAAGAACTTGAAGTGGGCCTCGAAGCATTCAAAGACTCGGATAAAAAAGAATCTTAATCGTGACATAAAAACCGAAAGGGATTATTGGTGAAAACTAATTGTGAAAAATGTGGAAGCTCTGATGCTAACCATATATATAATGATGACAACCCAAGAAGCCACTGCTTCTCATGTGGTACAACTATATTTATAAATGAAAGAGAACCAATGGAACTTATAGAAGACACAGACTTCCTTATGAACTCATCCATAATCGATGAGATTAGTACATACAGAAGCTATCCAATGTCTAGTCGTGGGATCTCTCAGGATGTGGTTGATCATTACAATGTCAAGATGTCTGTAGATGTTAATGGCAAACCTCAATCACACTTCTACCCTTACACTATCAATGGAGAACTGTCTGCATACAAAGAGCGTAAGCTCCCTAAAGAGTTTCGTACTCATGGAGACTTTAAGAATGTCGAACTATTCGGACAACAACAATCAACATCAGGATTTACGTTGGTCATATGTGAAGGAGAAGTCGACGCACTCAGTGTCGCCCAAGCGTACAAAGAAAAGTACGGTAGAACCTATTCTGTGGTTGCTGTACCTTCTTCATCTTCTACCTCTTGTGCTCTTGCTCAAAGGGATTGGATAAACTCCTTCAAGACTGTCGTGATTATGATGGATCAGGATGAAGCTGGTAAGAAAATGTCTGACTTCCTGGGTAAGATGATTAAACCAGGTAAAGCTAAAGTCGCAAAGCTACCAGAGAATGACGCTAATGCTACATTACTTAAGCATGGTTGGAAGACTTTGCTGGAGTGTGTGTGGAATGCACAGAGTTGGAACCCCTCAGGTATCGTTACAGGTAAACCTATCTGGGATCAATTTATTCAACGACAGAACGTAGAGTGTGTGCCCTACCCTGATTGTTTGAGTGGTTTAAATAATAAGCTAAAAGGAATTAGACATGGTGAGATTACTCTATTCACTTCTGGAACTGGCAGTGGTAAGTCTACTATTATCAAAGAAATTATCCTGGATCTTCTCCACAAAACGGAAGATCGGGTGGGGCTTATCAGTCTGGAAGAGAGCGTTGGAGATACGGCAGAGAAGTTCATTGGCATGGTACTCAAGAAGTCGCTTAATGAAGACACACCTCCGGCTGAAGATGAACTTAGACAGGGCTTTGAACAAGTGTTTGGAGATGAGAGACTCGTCCTCCTCGACCACCAAGGATCAGTTGGAGATGACAGCCTCATTGATAAGATCGAATACATGGCCCTCATGGGTTGTAAATATCTGGTCCTCGACCACATCACAATCGCAGTGTCAGAAGGAAGTGACGGTCTATCAGGTAACGAAGCCATCGACAAGTTCATGTCCGACCTCCTCAAAATCGTCAAGCGACACAACATCTGGCTAGGTTTGATCTCTCACCTTCGTAAAGCACAAGGTGGTAAGGCGTTCGAGGATGGTAACATTGCATCCATCGATGACATCAAGGGCTCTGGTTCTATCAAACAGATATCCTTTGACATCATTGCATTCTCTAGGAACCTCACAGCATCTGATGAATACGAACGTAACACTGTTAACTTCAGGGTTCTTAAGTCTAGGTTCACAGGTAAAACAGGTGATGCTGGTGCTGCAACATATGATGCACAGACTACCCGACTTCAGAATAAAGAGGTTGGTTTTGATTACATAACTACATAGGAGAATACATGTCAGCACTCCAAGAGATAGTTGATTACCTTGTCGAGAGGGTAGATGGTGTGAGTCCCGCACGTCGAAGACCCCACCTTGCTGGGCTCTTGATGAGATTGTCTGGAAACTATAGTGAACGTATGGAAGGGTACGTTGTTAAGAGTATCTCTATACTTCAAATGCAATTCACTAAGGATACCAGCTCAAGCCCAGCTGGTACAACCACACTCACTAATGCATCTAGTAAGATAGGTCAGAGTGTGGGTAAAGAACTAGATAGAGAGCCCCTTCCCTGGGGCTCTGTAGTGTCCATAGGAGACCTGTTCATAGAAGCCCTATACAACCTGGGGTTTATCGACTTGTCCTATGCTAAGACCCGTAACAGCTGCCATGTGGTGTCTGCATCTCATAGATGGTATGAGTTAGGTGTGATACCTGAGAGAGGTGGGAGTTTTCCCTTAGCCTCTACCAGTATCATACGACCCAAAGATATATCTGGTATGATACAACAGATCAATGGGGTACACAGGCCAGTGATCAAAGGTAGGGTGGAGGGTGATCCAATAGACCCCTATGCACCTTGGGTACAGGCCCTTAACAAACTTCAGCAGACTGCTTGGAAGATAAACAAACCAGTCTACAATGCAATGATTGAGAACAAAGATTTGTTCCTGTCTACTGATCCTATCAAAGACAATGATGCTAAGGAACTCAAACGTAGAAGTAAGATGGTTGAGTGGGCATTCATATCAGAGAAGGCACGTAAGCTATCAGAGCTAGATGCTTTCTATCAGTACCTGGATGTAGACTATCGTGGTAGGTTCTACTACTGTGAGAGCTTCATGAACTTCCAAGGATCTGATCTAGCTAGGGGCTTGTTTAAGTTCCAACACTCAAAGCCCATGACTGAGAGTGGGTTACAGTGGTTAGCTATACACACAGCGTCTGTCTTCAACATGTCCTACAACATCGATGAGATACCTGATTGGTGTACATCTGATTACAAAGAACACCTTGAGAGTGAAGGGCTAGACAACATCTCTGTTGATAAGATGACCCTAGAAGATCGTATCATCTGGACCAATGAGTACATGGATGAGATCATAGAGGCTGGTAAGAACTTACAGTTCTCTGGTCAAGCTGAGAAGAAAGTATCCTTCCTTGCTGCTTGTGTTGAGTGGTATGAATTTGATTGTGCTTACAGAGACAATCGTATCCACATGACTAGCCTACCTATCCCTATTGATGGGAGTAACAATGGTTGGCAACACCTAGGAGCAATCTCTAAGGACGAACAAACTGGTGAGTTGGTTGGTCTAATACCCTCAGAGATACAAAAAGACTTCTATGTGCAGACAGCTAAAGAAATGATTAATCTGTGTAAAGATGATAGACTTAATGGGATACTGTCTAGTATGCCTATGAAGAGTATACGTAAGGGTATATCTAAGCGTGGCTCCATGACTAGGGCATACTCAGCAGGCTCTAAGAAGATCGCTGAGAACATGTTCTTCGATTGTAAGTCAGAGGACTACCACATAGAGTATGATATCACACAGGACGACTGTACTAAGCTATCTAAACTGCTGATCAAAGCAATTGATAAGGTATGTCCAGGCCCACTATCTACTATGAGTTATTTACAGAACCTAGCTATGTATCAATTAGGTACACACATAAAGGTAGACTCAGATGGATACGAAGCCAACACTGAATATCGTAGCCTGTCTAAGATACGTGATACATTAATGAAGAAGAACTTCAAGACTGATGAAGATCTCTATGAGCTTAACGATGTTGTGATTAAACTTAAACAGTTCACCACAAGTCTAAAGCATGGTAAGGGTAAGGATAAGGTTGAATGGAGTACACCTTCAGGGTTCCATGTGATCTATGAGAAATGGATCATGCAAGATAGAAAAGCTAGAGGACGCATCAAAGGCTATGGAAATAAGACAGGTCAGGTTACACACGTAGCACTTGTACCTACACGTATGCCAGACAGGAGAGGTTTTATCTGTGGTATGTCACCTAACTACATACACTCTATGGATGCTAGTCATATGGCTTTAGTTATCTCTGAGTGGGATGGTTCCTTTGCAGCTGTGCACGATAGCTTCAGTACTCATGCCAGTGATGTTAATAAACTTCTCAACCTAACCAAACAAGTATTCATACGTATGTACGACTACGACAATTACTTTGAGGTTATACGTAACTTCATTACAGATGCTGAGGATGATGTGGAACAACCTACATTAGGCAGCTTAGATATAAAGGAGATTGAAAACAGTGACTACTTCTTCGCGTAAATCATATAATCATTTAGCACTACGAGGTGTTCAAGTAGATGACGATGA